ATGCCTTCGGCGTGACGGTGGCGTGACGGCTGGTGTCGCAGCCCCTCAGCGGTAGCGAGACGGTAGCCCCCCGGTAGTATGGGCCACCCCTCACAGGAGTCCCTTGTATGGACTGCCCCAACTGCGGGATGAACCGCATCCCCACGAAGCAGACGGTGCCAGCCGACAAGCGTGAAGATGGCCGAGTTCTACGCAAGCGGACCTGCAAGTCATGCAAGACAAACCTGATGACCTTGGAAATTCCAGCCACCGAACTCAGAGCACTGGAGCAGCGGGCGCATAACATGGTGCTCTCCGAGGGCGTGGGTGCCCCTCTGCCCACCTCCCCAACCTCACCCCTGCTCGATCTTGAGACGGCCTTGGAGGACCTCCTAAAGCCCTCCCTGGCCACTTTGGAAGAAGTCCTGACGTCCAAGAAGGATGTGAGCCGGTACAAGATCGATACGGCACGCTGGATTATAAGCGATAGAAGGGAATTTCGTAGGGTTTTGGCGAGCACCAGCGGTGCAGATCAGTCCGAGGATCCTGCCATCGCGGAGCTGGCTTCCATCTTGTCCCTCATCCCTGAAGCTGAAGTGGCCGCTCAGTGCCTTATCGACGTTTGCTCCAACACGGAAGAGAAGGGGGCTACCCGGTTGTCGGCTGCAAAGGAGATCCTGGACAGGACGGGCTTCAAGGCACGGGAAGAGGTCACCGTGGAGGCTTCTCGGACCGCAGAGCACGATGAGGCAGCCAAGGTTCTCCGATCTCTTCCCGACAGCGCCAAGATGGAGTTGTCGAAGGTACTGAATTCAAAGAAGGCTGCCTCCTAATGACAGTGGATATGGCCCGACTCCTTGAGGTTGCTCGGACGGACCCTCGCCTATTGTTGGTGAGGAGTCCAGTCCAGCAGTCTTTTCGGGATTCAGGCCATCTTCGACGTCTTGTCCGAGGGGGAACCCAGACAGGCAAGACGACTATCGGCGTGGACGAGGCATGGAATCAGGCGGAGACCAAACCCGGATCCAGCGGGCTCATCCTTTGTGCTGACTGGCCCAGCGCTCGGGACGTGGTCGGCAAGAAGATGTGGGAAATGGCTCCCAAGCATCTTATCCACCCAGATAGTGACTACCTGCCGAACCGGGGTTGGAAGAACAAGCAGATCCTGCTGCTTAACGGCAGCATTATCCACCTTCGAAGTGGTGAATCAAAGCAGGTAGGTCTCTCCGGCCTTACAGTAGACTGGCTGTGGTTTGATGAGCCCCCGCCCCAAAATCTGTTCGGAGAGTCTCTTAGCCGTGTTGCAGCACGCCAGGGGCCCGTCTGGATGACGATGACCCCGATTGGCCGGCCTTGTGGCTGGTTGCAGAAGCACATTGAGGGGGACCCAAAGACGAACACTCCCCCCCAAGAGGACTGGGAACAGCACGTGATGCGCCTCAGTCCTGAAGACTGCCCCCACCGCACCCCTGAGTCCATCGCTCAGCAGATCGCTGGATATGGGCCATGGGAGCGTGCCCAACGTGTTGACGCAGCCTGGGATGGAGTCACGGTCAACCGGATGTTCGCGGACTACGACGAGGACGCCCAGGACCCGATCATCGAGCACCGGAACTACCAGATGGGTCTGGGGATCGACCATGGAGAGGGAGCTGGAAGGCAGGCTGCCGTCCTGGTCTTGTGGTCCACCAAGCCTGGAATCCGCATCCACGTCATCGATGAGTATGTGTCCGCCAAGGCCACGACTCCCGAGGAAGACGCCAAGGCTATTCGAGCGATGTTGGCTCGTCATGGGTTCAACCCGAACCAGGTTGACCTGGCCTACGGAGACATCAACTCGGCTGGAAAGAGGTCCCCAGGGACGAAGATCAACGACCTTCTCAGCTACGAGTTGAACGGTCTGCGGATCAGGACTCCAAGCAAAGGCCCCGGTTCAGTGGAATTCGGGGTTAGACTCATTAACGTCGCCCTTCGACGTGGGCATCTCAAGGTGCACCCCAGTTGCCAGTCCCTGGACCACAGTCTTCGACACTGGACTGGAAAGAAATCACAACACAACGACCTCACCCACACCCTCGATGCTCTCCGGTACTTGGCAGTCCCGGTCCTGCAGCGATGTTATGGGCAGAGCGAATTCGATCGCATTCGACTCCGGAGAGCATAGAGCATGCCTATTCCAAGCACCACCCAGAAGGTCCTCCTGCCCGCCGCCCCGGAGGACACCACACGTTGGCGTGCGACCAAGCTTCGTCGGCGACTCCTTGAGGGTGCTTGGCAGCGTGATCTGCAAGAGCACATGGCCCATCACCTGGAGGCCGCTCGTCAGGCCGCTTGGGGGCCAGCAACCCAAGCCCTGAACCTCTTCCGCAGCGTCGTGACTCAACTTGCTGTCATGTACGAGGTGGTTCCGACGGTCCGAAACCCGAACTTGGATGAGACGCAGGCTCAGTACCTGATGAGCATGAACCTCTTCTCGAAGCACAAGCAGCATCAGAAGAATGTCATCGGGCTCCGTGAATCCTTCATCCGTGTGCACTGGGATAGCGAGACGCACGTTTCAAAGTCGGGGGTGAGTCTGCGCTTGGTGACTCCTGACTGCTTGGTGGTCTTCGCATCACCGCAGCAGCCGACCGTCCCGCTCCGGATCGAAGAAGCTGTGATGCGGAAGGACCCTACCACCAAGGAGACGATCCCAACATGGGACGTTTGGGACATCTTAAACCCAGAAGCCCCCTTCTACCGCATCGAGTCCAACGACGCGCATGGCAAGCGGGTGGACATCTCGTCCAAGTGGGGTGTGGACTCCTCCTCGGAGGCGTACAGGTTCCGCTGGGAAGACGGGCGGCCCTACCTCCCTTGGGTGCGATACTCCGCCGAGGATACTGGGAAGATGTGGGACACCTATGGGTGGAACGAGCTGGTCTGGGCCACCTTGGACCTCGGCCTGTTGATGACCTTCTACCTGCACACCAGCAAGAACGCCAGCTGGGACCAGAAATTCGGACTTGACGTCATGCTTGCGGGTGGCAAGAGCACCAAGAACGAGTCGACGGCAACCCGAAACGCAGTGGGGACTGACCCGTCTTCCATTCTGCTGTTCGAGTCCAGGGGGGACAAGCCAGGCTCACTGTCCTCCTTCACGACTCCAGCCGACCCCAAAGGCCAGATCGAAGCCATCCAGATCTACGCCAGGGCAGTGACGGACTCTCTGGGCCTTGTTGGAGGGGAATCCCAGATGACACAGTCCCAGTCAGGGATTGCTATTCAGCTGCGTAGGGACGCTGTCCGCCGTCAGCAGGCAGGCTTTGAGGTACAGGCACGGGTGTCCGACTTGGAACTCCTCCAGAAGGTCTCCAGCATCAGCAACATCTTCTCCCCCGAGGGCACTCCGCTCCTTCCCGTCGAAGGTTGGAGTATCGCCTACCCAGGCATCCCCATGACCCGTGAGGAGATCCTGGAGATGCTTGAGGTCCGCCAGAGGGAGGTGGACCTGGGCCTTGCCAGCCTCGCAGACTTGTACATGGACCGCCATCCAGGGGTGACCCGGCAGGAAGCCATGGCGGCTCTCCGAGAGGTCGCAAAGGAAAAGAGAGAGCTGGCTGCGACCTGATTCAATTATCACCCTATTCACTCCCCACGACAAGGATTCAAAACATGTCTGACGAGCAAGGCTCCATCCCATACGCCCGCTTCAGTGAGCTGACCGAACTGAAGAACCGCCTTCAAGCGGAAGTAGCCGCCCTGAAGAAGCAAAACACCAGCCTGGAGGGTCGCCTCACGAAGGCCATCGAGGCCAAGGACACTGCTACCTCGACCTTCGAGGCCCAGCTCTCCAAGCTGAAGCTGGACCACGAGATGGACCGGGTCCTGCTTTCCGAGGGCATCGATGAGCAGGGGGTGGAGTTCCTCCGCTTCAAGTACGACGGAATGGCGGCTCCTGAGGAGGGCACTGAGAAGCCTGACTTCGGGGCTTGGTTCACTGGCTTCAAGGAGACCAACAGCTCCCTGGTGTCGGCCTTCGTCAAGAAGGAGGAGAAGAAGGAGGAGACCCACGCGCAACCGCAAGCGCAGGTGCAGGTGCAGGACAGCACTCCTCGCAAGGGTCCTTCTGACACTCAGACGCAGGTTCAGGACAACAGTCGGAACGGTGTCACTGGTACGTTCGACCCGAACACCCTCACTCCTCAGCAGATCGCACAGATGACTCCTGAGCAGTGGAAGGCCCAGTCGGACTCCTTGATCACCTCCCTGCCAGCGATGATGAACCCGCAGAGTTGACCCACCCTCGGTGGGGGGTTCGCTTGGTGCTCCCGTAAAAAATTGACGCTGGGTGTGACCTGTGTTATAATTTATGTAGGTGCCGCCGACCTCAAGGGCGTTCACGTCTCGACCGAAGACGAAAAAGACGGCCAGGCCGCCACTGAGTGGGCGTAGATTGTTCCGACAACCTACTCCAGCAGTTGTAGTCCGGCCCCGCGCCGGGGCTGGGGTTACACCAAAGGGTGAACCCTCATGGCAATGACCTATACCGGAAACGCCGACCTCTTCATCGCGGCGCAGCTCAACCAGGCGATCCACCAGAACTTGGTGGACGCCACTGACCTCCGGAACCTCTGCACCGGCTTTGGCGACGTCTTCGCCACCGGCTCGCTCGCCTCCAAGATCTCCAAGGTCACTTGGGACGACGCGATGGCTGCGGCCAACGCTGACGAGGTGACCGCTCCGTCGGCCACCGACCTGACCAACAGCTCGGTCACCCTGACGGCTGCACGTCAGGTCCTCCGTCGGGACATCACCGACCTGTACAGCCTTGCTGGTGGAAACCGGCTGGGCATCGACGCGTTCGCCGCCCAGATGTCCATGGCTGCCCAGCTCCGCTTCACCGACATGATCACCGCCTTGTTCACGAACATCGCGACGGTCGAGGGAGACACCGGAACCAACCTGACGGTCGATGACGTCCTGGCCGGCCAGTACGCGCTGATCCAGAACCGCGTCCCCGGTCCTCACTACGCGGTTCTCGCTCCCATCCAGCTGACCGACTTCCTCGACTCCCTGCGTGGCGAGGGTGGTTCGGTTCAGTTCGATTCGGACACGAACCAGATGCAGCAGATGCAGCAGGCAGGCTTCGGCCGCTGGGGCAACTGGCACGGGATCGAGTTCTGGAGCTGCGACAGCGTCGTGACCAACGGTGCCGACAAGGAAGGTGCCATGTTCGGTGCCGGTGCCTTCGGCTACGTCGAGGGTGTGCCCCTGAACGTGCGGAACGTCGCCGGTCCTGGTTCCTTCGCCAGCGTGACCCCGAACGGGGCTCCCCTGTTCGTCGAGTTCGAGCGCAAGGCTGCTGAGGCCAACACCTTGGTGGTGGGCAACTACTACGTGGGTGTGGGTGAGGTGGAGGACCTCCGCGCCGTCCAGATCCTCAGCTCCGCTACCTGATCGCCCGGTATCCGGGGTTGAGGGGTTCCCACGACCCCTCAACCCTGCCGACCCTGTCGTGGGCCGCCAACCTGGCGGGCTTCTTGTAAGCAAAACAAGGTGACACCTCGGAGAGACGGGGACCTTCCCACGACAACAAGGAATCTTCACTATGGCAGTCAACTACGGACAAGCAGTGGGGCCCTCGGCGGCAGTCACAGGCTTCCGGCTTCCGTCCCACGAGAAGCGATCACGTCCCATGTTCGAGATGATGGTCCACCCCGACAACTGGGAGTGGGACAGCGAAGGCAAGCAGTATCTGCCCCGCTTCGGCAAACGCTCCATCTCCGGCGGAATCCAGGGTGTTGCGATCGACGGCCATGGCCGGGTTGACGACAGCCAGCAGCGGGCTCACTACATCAACAAGAAGTGGATCCTCATCCCCAACGGTGACGGACGCCTTGCAGGGGTCCTGACAGGCGGAGTGTACCTGTCCAAGCACCCGACCAAGCCCCACGGCTTCGCGCACTCCTGGGCTTGGGAGGGCTTCGAGCCAGTCGTCGGCGACAAGGTCGAGTGGTCACACGACATGAAGCTGAAGCGTGCGGTCCAGACCGAGATCGTCGACCTTGGCCTCATCCCCCCGATGTCCACCGCCCTTCGTCGCCTCTTCCTCCGTCGGAAGCAGAAGGCGCTCCAGCAGCTGCAGACCCGTGCTTCTCAGCACAGCAGCAACATGCCCTCGAACTTCAAGACCCGTCTTGAGAAGCTCTCGGACCTCGTCGAGGACCTGCGGGCCGACTATGAGAAGCACCTTGCTCTCACGGCCACCGGCAAGACCCGAGCCCCGGTGCCGAAGCCGAAGATGAAGGTCCCTTCCATGGAAGTCCTCCGCCGGATGGCCAATAGCCTGGACGTGGATATCTCCGACCTGGGTCACAAGAAGACCCTGATCATGGCCCGCTTGGAAGAAGCGGCCAAAAACGAGGAGGCTGACAATGGGTGAGAAGCAGGCCAATGGCCGTGACGCTATCGCTCAGTTTGCTCGGAAGCTCCGAGACACCGACCACACAGGAACCATGACCCGAGAGCGGTCCGAACGCATTGCCCGCAACGCTGCCCTCCGCAAGGAAGGTGGGGAAAATGCAAAGCGACCGGTCTGGGTCCGTCCCGATTCTACTTGAGAGGTACTTCACATGTCCATGACCGGATCCACGCCCTTCAAGCTGTACCGTCGTCTCCGTTTCGGTGGCGACGGGGTGGCCACTGAGACCCTCGCCGGCAACAAGGTCCTCGTCTTCACCGATGAACACTTCCAGTCCATCGATCCGGGTGGTGCAAGCCGCTCGGTGACGCTGGAAGCTGAGGCAGAGGCCCAGGGCCACTTCCACCTGATCGTCAACGCAGGTTCTGCAGGTGAGCTGATCACCGTACAGGACGACACTCCCGCTACCATCGCCGTCCTGGATGCTGGTGAGTGGGTGTTCGTGGGCTGCGACGGAACTTCCTGGTACAACCTCATGGGCGTGCCTTCCGGCACCATGGCTGGTGTGGCTGATCCGGGTGACGCTGCGGCGATCCCCGTCAACCGCTCGGGCACGGTCGCCATCGCTACTGGTGCTGGCGGTGAGACGAACACCCTCGCCATTCCCGGCTTCTTGGGTCAGCGCCTGATCCTGACGATGGACGTGGATGGGGGTGGTGACCGAGTCATCACCGCCGCTTCCGCCATCAACGCCACCGGCAACACGGTCATGACCTTCGGCGATGCTCGGGACACGATCGAGCTGGTGGCTATCCAGCTTGCGGGTGTGCTGGCTTGGGAAGTCGCCTTCAACAGTGGCGTGGCTCTCTCCTGATAGGGTGATAAGTGGCACTTGTCTCAGCCAGATTCGCGACTCCAGAGTTCATCCAGCGTGCTGCTGAAAACGTAGTGCAGCTGCCGGTGCACCTCGACGGGAAGCTGACTCCAGTGACTTCAGGGACTCTGACGGTCACCGACGAGGGTGGGAACACCATCGTTGATGCCCAGAGCGTCTCGATCACTTCTCAGATTGCCACGTACACCCTCTCAGCTGGAGTGCTTCCAGACACCCTCCCACTGTCAACAGACTGGTTGGAGGAGTGGAAGCTCACAGTGGAAGGGACTGAGCACACCTTCCGTCGGGAAGCCTACCTGGTTCTCCGCAAGCTGTACCCAGTCCTGACCGAGCCTGACCTGCTCCGTAGGCACAACAGCCTTGACCGGCTGCGCCCTGCGAACCTGGCCAACTACGGCACCTACCTGCAGGAAGCCTGGGATGAGATCCAGATCCGCCTGTTGGAGGGAGGTCGTCGCCCCCAGCTGATCATGTCCCCTTGGAGTCTCCGTCAAGTCCACATCGACAAGACCTTGGAGATCATCTACAGGGACTTCATGACCCTGGCTGGGGATGGGAACTACGCCAAGCTGGCGGAATTCTACGGGGAGCAGTTCGAGGCAAACTGGAACAAGCTGGTCTTGACCTACGACTACGACGAAGAAGGAAGCCCTGGGGATGCCGAGGAAGGGGTTGCAGTTGAACCTGTGACCTACCTGACGGCTGGACCGAGTGGCCTCTCAACCTATGTACCAGGGGATCTCTACTGATGGCAGCCAACACCACCCTCGCGAGCCGAGCCACCTTCCCTGCATGTGTGAGCGTCACCGGGGTTCCTACAACGTGGCAGGAGTTCACCCTTGGGGACTTCTCCAAGACTTCCGGAGTCACCGTCATCGCAGACGTGGCCCTCTACATCGCCTTCGACGCGGACGGGGCTGTTGATGGGGGCGCTGTAGCTGCCACTGCCCGTATCCCGATCTCCCAGGCTTCTGCAATCGCCGGAGTGGTCTTCCCCCTGGTGTCTGGAGGCCGTCGGACTGGATCGATCTTTGTGGCCGCTCAAAGTGGCACTGCAGCTGTCACGGTGGAGCAGGAGTGAGAACCAAGGGAACCATCTCCAGTGAAGGTGGGCTTGTTGCCCTGGACATGACTGGGGCTACCGAATCCAACACGGGCCAGAAGGGTGGAAACACCTCCCTGGGGCTCGTGAGTCGGATTGAGGTGGCCGCCGTCCACGGTCGACCAGACTCAAGCTTGGACGCCTACCAGGCCGCTGTGGCGGTTCCTGATCGCCCCGCGTCCGGGGTCGTAGGTATCCGGGTTCGCATGAAGGTTGCAACCCCAGACCCAGCCCCCGCAATCGGGACAAACGCGGGCCTCTACCTGTACGTGGGTAACACGGCAGCGTTGACGTCGAACACCGCCTACTTGTGTGGCCTCCAGCTTCAAGCGAGCCCGTCGATCCGCTATCGTGCCCTGGGGATTTCGAAGGCTGGGTCGGTCCCTGCAGGCACCACCATCATCGACCTTGCTTCCAACGCTGGAACCTTGTACGTCGATATGGCGGTCTACTTCGAGAAGGCGGGCACCCCCGACTCCGTCGCGAGCAGGGTCTGGGGGGAGGGGGGTTCCACTGACGGAGAGAAGACCTACGTTCTCTCAAACACCCTTGTAGCTGGGGCGGATATCTACGTCGGCTTCTGCTGTGATCAGGGTGGGGCGACCCCCGGAGACGTTCTCGATATGCAGGATGTGACCTTCTCCTACCAGTGGATGTCCTGAAGCGATGAGGTTCTCAGAAGTCATCAATGACACGAGCGCCGTGATTGTGGAGAAGACCACCCTCAAGGCGTCCCCTGTCCTGTTCGATGCACGTCAGCTCCCTTCGAGCCTGGCTGGGAACTGCTTCTGTCTTGACATCCAGAGCAAGAACACGAACAAGCTCCGGGACCGGAACCGCATTCGGATTGACCACGTCCTGCGTGTACAGATGCTCCACCGGATCCGCCCAAACGATCAAGTGGCTACCCAGCGAGAGGCCCTGGAGGACGAGGAGCGCATCATCGATGCGATGGTGAAGCTAACCACCATGCCCGAGGCACGAGTCCTCTACAGGCTATCTCTACGGGCTCTCGTGGCTTCGAGGGAGTTCTTGGTAACAACCATCGAGTTCTCAGTGGAAGACACGTGGACTATGGGTCGGGAGGTCTCATGAGCATGGGAGTAGCCATGGACTTCAGCGACCTGATCTCTGCGATGGCTAAGCTGGATGCCTTTGTTGAGTCCGGCTTCCAGGAAATCATGATGGAGCACGCTGAAGAAGCTGTGGCCGGGATCCAGGGAGACTGGCCCCGTGACACAGGACTGAGCGGTGACTCCTTCCGGGCAGAGTTCACTCCTGAAGGAGTAGCTATCGTGAACCCGGTGGAATACACTCAGTACGTCCACAGGTCGGGCGACACAGAACCTGCTTTTGATCAGATTGTGGGTCCTCATGTAGAGGCCGCAACCTCCAAGATGGTCCGGGACGCGGACGAAATCATCCACTCCACTCTCAAGACCTCTTGAGACTCCCCCAACACGTAAGGAGCCGTCATGGCTGAATCCACCATCCTCCGCACCAAGCGAGACGGCCAGATCGTCATCTCCGACAACGCCGGGGCCAACAGCTACACCCTGGCCTACGAGCCTGGCGACTTCTCGTACACGATCCCGGACCAGACCACTGTCAACACCCTGGACCGTGGAATCTTCGGAGCCACCCCGAGCCTGCGTCCCGGTGACGACCAGCCCATGACCTTGGGCTTCTCCGCCCACCAGCGTGACGTTGGCGACACCGGGGGTGTCTACGCGACTCTGGAAGACATCCTCTACCGCTACACCGGTGGCTACGTGGACACCAACTGGGTCTCCACCATGGGTGCCAACGCGGACTTCTTCACCGTCACCGTGGCTCTCACCATTGACGGTGCCATCGCTGGCGAGGCGGACAAGACCCTCACGTTCAACTTTGTCCGCTTGACGGGTGGTGCGTCCGAGGGTGACCCGAACGTCGTGACGGTTTCCGGTACGGCATACGCACTCCGGCCTGTCCTGTCGTAGTCCTCAACTGATAGGAGGCCATCATGGCCGTTCAGACTACTCTGAATCTGTCCCTTCGGGTCAACGAGATCCTCAACTCCGAGAACAAGTCAGGTTCCGTCCCGACCCGGATCGAGGAGGTCCTCCGTCTGAGCGATGGAACCTCGGCGGGCCAGGCCGACCTGGTCTTCTCCGACCGTCGTCAGCTTGGCAACGGTGCGAACGAGGACCTCGACCTTGCAGGTTCTCTGCAGGACTCGTTCGGCAACACCCTGACCATGGTCGAAGTGGTCGGCGTGTTCATCCGCAACCGTGAAACCGCCGCCGCGTCCGTCCTTCAGGTGAGCGCAGCTGCAGCCAACGGCTGGGCCCAGATGATCTCCGGCAACACCAACCACCTGAAGATCAAGGCCGGCGGCTTCTTCTTGTGGTGGGATGACGCTGGATCTGCAGTGACTGCCGGTACTGGTGACCTGCTCAACTTGGCGAACGCCAACGGAGCGGCCACTCTGGACTATGACATCGTCATCGTCGCCCGCTCCGCGTGATGATAGTTAGGGGTCTGGCTCATCCTGGGAGAGTCCAGACCCCTGGCTTTGACACAACATCTCCCCACGACAAGAGAGATTCAAATGATCAAGAGTGACCACAAAGGCCGGTTCGCTTCCCTCCTCGGAGAGATCGACGCCGAGCTGGATGAGATCTGGCCCGGATGGCGGAACAAGAAGCCGTTCGTCAGCGTCGAGATCGATGTCAAGATGCGCCTCAAGTGGCTCCTGAAGCGGCGTTCGCTCCTCCTTCAAGGCCGGGACTGGGAGGTGCGGGTCACCCGCTCGGTGAAGGACCCTGACCAGTGCTTCGCCACCCCGATTATGCCCAAGGCTGTGGTAGAGCCCGGAGGCTCCACGACGAGTCCTCCGGGCGTCCGACCCCACATCAGTGCACCGCACCTGGCTGCCTCTTGCAAGCTTCCTCTGGAGGTCGTGGAGGCAGCCCTCGCAGCTCTTCCGGATGACGTGCGTGACGCTCGGGCGTTCTGCATCGAGTGGGCAGCCCAGAACAAGACCAAGCCCCGGAAGCCCCGGAAGCCCCGGAAGCCAAAGGT